CGTTTACATCTTTTTGCAATATATCCAGCGGATGTTCGACAAGATGATGGCGTTCATGAAAGAGCAAGCGGAGATCAACCGTGACTTTCTGAAAACGCAACGCGAACAAGCCAATGAAGCGCTGGCGCGTTTGGCAGAAGAACAAAAAAGCACGCGCGAAGAGCTGGCAAAGATGACCGTTGTTATGGATCGCTTGATTGCATATTTTCCGGCGCGAAAGCGAAATAGGAACGTATAACCATGCCCGAAGAATTTGGAACGATCAAACCTGTTACTCAAAAGCAGCTTGAACTTTTTGCAAGTGAAGTTCAACATGCCGAGGGTGCAAATGAAGGTGAGCCGTTATCTCATGCTGAAATTACGAAGCGTGAAATGGCGGCACGGTTGGCATTAAAAGACAAACTAGATGCCGATGAGCTGCCAAGCTGGGCTGAAACCTTTGTGCGTTTGATGCAGGAAAACATTCCCTGGAAGATCGCGGTGTATGTGGCGTGGTCTTCAGTTCCAAAAGAGATGCGGGTGCCGCGTACTTTGAATGAGTTAGCTACCGAATTCTTGGGTTTGAATTCGCCGCGCCAGATTTATGAATGGCGCAAACATTTTGACGGCATCGACGTGATGATCGGCAGTTTGCAAAGCCAGGAATTTTTGGAAGACCGTGCTGATGTGTTGAACACGGTGAAATTTATGGCGAAGCAGCGCGATTATAAGAACGCAAAATATGCCGATATGTATTTGACCATGACCGGCGATCTGGTAAAGACTTCAAAGCTTGAAGCCTTCTTAAAGCAGAACGGATTTACAGATGATGATCTCAAAGGTAAATCGGTTGCTGAATTGAAGTCCCTACGGGCTACGCTTTTGCAAAATATCAAAGAGCAGGAAGCCTTGAATAAACTGGCAGAGGAAGAAGATGCCAGCGAGTAAAGCTGAACTGGCTCTGCTTGAAGAGATCGATCGCAAGCTGGCGCAACACAGCTTGATCGATTTTTCCAAATATATGGCTCCGCGTTGGTATAAGCCGGTGCGGCATCATGAATTTGTGGCTGGGTATTTGGAGCAGGTGGCTCGTTACATCGAGACAGGCGGCAAAGAAGGCATTGGACGGTTGATGATCTTTGAACCGCCGCGCTATGGAAAGAGCGTACAGGTCTCCCAGTTCTTTCCGGCTTGGCTGTTGGGCAAGATGCCCGATTGCCGCATTATTTTGGCATCGTATGGCGCGGAGTTGGCTGAAGAAGATTCGCTGATCGTGCGTAATTATGTGACCAGCCGAGAATATGCTGCGGTGTTTGGCAGGAATTCGACCGTGGAGCTGCCGGTGGAATTGAGCGAAGAACGAGCTTCGCGCGGAAACTGGCGTTTGTCTGAACCGCATCGAGGCGGCGTGAAAGCTGCGGGTGTGGGCGGCGGTATCGTGGGTTTCGGTGCGCACTTGCTGAATATCAACGATCCGTTCAAGGGTCGTAAAGAGGCGAAAAGTGAAAGTTATCGGCGTGATGTGATGACCTGGTATCGCTCGGAGGCGTACACCCGTTTGGAAGAAGGCGGGGCGGTGATCATCACACACACACGCTGGGACCCGGATGATCTTGCCGGGCAGGAATTGCAGAAGATGGTTTCGGATGACCCGGATGCGGATCAGTGGACAGTGGTAATGCTGCCGGAGATCGCGCTGAATGAAGAAGAGTATCCGCAGACCGAAGAACAGTTCAAAGAAAATCTGGCACGCGGCATTTATATCCCTATGCATGGGGATCAGCTCGGGCGCAAGCCGGGTGAAGTTTTATGGAGTGAAAAATATCCGTTGGTGAGTGTGAAGAAAAAGCATGCCAACGTTTTGGATTATGAAGCGGCGGCACAGTTCCAGCAAATGCCGCGCTTGGAGCACGGTGAACTTTTTACCGATAGCGATTTTGAAATTGTGGAACGTGCGCCTGAAGGTTTGCAGTGGTATGCGTACATTGACCTGGCACTGGGCAAGACTGAAACGAGTGACTTCAACGCTGTGGCTCCGGTAGGGATGGATGCCGATGGCGATTTGTATATTCGTGATCTTCGCAAAGAACGCAAGCTAGAAACTTTTTTGAAGAACCTCGCAACTTGGATGCTAAGCGATGATGAGATTGGCACAATCTGGGGCTTTGAAGAGCATGGCTTTCAGAGCTTGGTAGTGAAGGATTTTTTGAAAGACGTGCGTTTGGCACGAGTAGCGCTGGGCGGTGTGAAGCTGCCGTGGAGTGACAAGGTAGAAGGGGCACGCCCGTGGGCGATCCGCGCACGGAATGGCAAGGTGAAGCTGGTACGCGGTCCGTGGAATCGGTCATTCATCCGCACGGCGAGCGGGTTCCCGGATGTGAAACACGATGATGAGATTGATACGGTTAGCGGCGGCAATCATATGATCGCTCAAGGCGGTGTAGGTTTGAGAAAGCCGGTAGTGAGTGCGCCGATCGTAGTAAGCGCCGAAGAATTGTTTGTGTAAAGTCAGAATGATGAATTCTGAGTGATGAATAAGGAGCAATTATGACAAAGAAAATTGGCAAGGGTTTACCACTGGAAGAACTTGTGAAGGGTTCTTTAGATTACACGATTAACTTGATCAACGCGGCGTTTCGCTTGCAGTTCCCGTATGTGGAAGATGGCGAGAATTATTGGGTCTATGAGACGTTCAAAGATTATGTAATTGTGCGCTCTCACCCTGATGGTGATCTGAGATCAGATGAATATTTCAAAGTGCCATTCACCCGCGCTGGCGATGTTTTCACGTTTGCGCAGCGAGCTGATTGGGAGATCGTGGAATTGACCTATCAGCCGCAGACCTCAGCGCCGATGGCAGAGGCGAAGGTAAAACCAAAAAATAAGAAGAAATTAGAAGAACGCATTGATCCCAGCAAAGTCTCTTTGTTGGAAAGTATCAATGAAGAAAAAGGAACTCGCCGTATACGCATCAATGATTTGATGGTTGCGGATGTTGTCAATGGTAATAAGCGTCTCTACAGCGCGGATGTTATCGAATCTATGGTGAAAGATTGGGAGCCACATCTTCGAGAAAGCCGTGGGCAGGGACGTTTGCTAAATCTCACTGGCGAAGTGGAACATCCATCTGACAAAGGCAAACGCCATCCCGAATACCTAGAGACTGTAGTTCACTGGGACAGATTGGACTGGAATGGCAAATCTCTTTCCATTGAAGGCGATTTGATTCTGACCAGTAAGGGGCGGGATGTCGAGACGCTGATGAAGGCTGGGGTTAACCCCGGAGGTAGTATCAGAGGTTTTGGCGAAAGCAAATTTGAGAAGATCAAAGGTGAACAAATCGAAGTTGTGCAATGGGCAACTTTAAACGCTGCTGATCTTGTCGCAGATCCGTCGTTTGTAAATACGGCGGAATTACATGAATCAATCAACCAAATAGGAGATGAGGACATGAACCTCGAAGAACTTTTAAAACTTTTGCGTGAGCACCCGGAAGCTTTTGCCGGTATCACCGAAGCCCAGATCAAGAAAATGGGCGATGAACAACTTAAGACCTTGGAAGATAAGGTGCGTGCGGCTTTAGGCATCGGCGCTGGTGAGAATATCACCGAAGCGTTGAAGGTCATGAAGACCAAGGCACAGCAGTTTGATGAAAGCCAGAAGCAGACTGCCGTTGCAGATGCAATCAAGGAAGCCACCAAAGATCTTCCTTACGGCGAGAAGATGAACAAAGTGTTTGTTGAGTCATTCAATGGGCATAAGTTTGCCTCTGCCGAAGATGTGAAGACCTTTGCCGAGAGCCAGAAGAGACAATTCAACACTCTTGCCGCGGCTGGTGTGTTGAATGGCATTGGCTTCTCTGAAGGCAGAATTCAGGTGCTTGGCGATGTGCTTGAACGCGAAACCGGCACCCCCGAATTTGGGCGGGCTGCGTTTGAGATCGTGGAATCCATTCGTAAGAGTGAAAACCGCGCCAAACGTGCCATTGATCTGCGTGCTGAAAGCGCAGCCGCCGTCTTCACTGAAAAAGCTTTGAAGAAATTCGATGAAGTGTACGCTTCACAGTTGAAGCGTGAAGCCCGCGAATTCAACGAAGCCGAAACCACCAGCGACTTGAACCTGCCGTACAGCGTGAGCCGCGCGATCATCGCCGAAGCCTACCCTGAATTAGTGGCTGCCAATATCTTCGATTTTGGCGTGATGGAACAGTCTCCGATGAATCTCTTCTATGAAGCGTTCAGCGGTGAGACCGGCTATACCGTGGCTGTGACTGATGAAGTGGAAACACTGGGTGCAGAAGATACCTGGTATGACCTCGATAACAAGAACATTGTGCCTGGCACCGTGGTCGTTACTTCCAACCCGGCTGGCACTGGCTACACTGAAGGCACCGATTATGTGATCGATTACGAACTTGGCAAGATCCGCGCATTGGCTGCCGGTTCGATCAATGCCAACGATGTGCTGGTGGATTACAGCTACCATGCTACCCGCAAGGGTGAAGGTGTTGCAATCGAGCAGGCAAAAATCGGTTTGACCTATCAGACCATTACTGCCGCGGCTGATCGCCTTGCGACTGACATCACCAGCGAAGCGATTGTGTTCAGCCGCTCCCAGCTTGGTTGGGATGCCGTGACCCGCACCATCGCTGGTTTGATCCGCGAAGTGCGCCGCGATATTGACCGCCGCCTGATCGAAAAGGCTGTGATGGCTGCTTTGAGCGTTGCTAGCAATCAAACCGCTGCCTGGGATATCTCGGATGCCAATTATGGCGATTTTGTTGCCAAGATTGGTCAAGCCAAGGTGAAGGTGTTGAACCGCTATTATCAGCCCACTTTCTTGCTTCAGAGCGTGACCAATGCTGATTACCTCAGCAACTGGGATGGCTTCAAGACTGGGGGTTTCCCGAATGCGCTTTTGAATGCGGCTGGTTTTGTGGGTGCCGTGAAGGGCTTGCCTGCCTTCGCCAGCACTGAAATGCGCGATACCTGGAACCTGATTGGCAACCGCGAGATCGTGATGCACCGTGTGCTGCAACCGATGATCGTGAAGGGTCCGTACCCCAAATACTCCAGCACCAAGCTTGTGGCGGCTGAGCAGTATTACACCGAAGAATACAACGCTTCTCTCGCCCCGATCGGCGGCAAGGGATCGATTGTGCCGGTTCAGGCGTAACCTATTCCCCTTTTACCTCACCCCCCTCTCCTAAAGGGAGAGGGGGGTTCAACGGAGAGCCTTATGTTATTGAGCGCGATGGTCAGTGAATTGCAAACAGATGTGCCTGCGGTGGATAGTGTGCCGAGCACGGCGCAGTATGAACAAGCTTGCATCGATGCGGTGCGAGAATTTTCGCGCCGATGTGGTGTGCCAAAATTGGCTGAGCTGAACATTGTGAGCGGCACGGCAACCTATGCGTTAGCGGATGACTTTCAGAAGTTGATCTGGCTGGAAGCTTTGGTGGGCATGGATGATGTGTTGGCGAGCGAAAGCGGATTGATTCCGTTTGGCAGCACGTTTACTGAAGAATATTACGTGCAGAACTTGCAAATTGTATTCAAGCCTACACCGACCTATAGCATGACGCGCGATTACAAATATAAGGCGGGCTGGGTGATGAGCGGCTCGGGTAGTAACCGCACGTTTGCAACCCTTGGTAATAACGAATGGGATGTGGTGAAGATCAAAGCCAAGCAACTCGCGCAAGAGAAAATCTTGAATGCCATGAAAGGGGATGGCGGCGCAATTAGTTACAGCCTGGGCGCTGTGAAAGTGGATAAAGGCAGTGCGATCTCAGACATGGCAAAAGACCTGGTGGTGTTGCATGGTCAATTCGTGAATGCCTGCGAAGGCTATAACGGCGCGTATGGAGTGTTTGCATAATGGCAAAGATGACAAGCCGAAGCTATAAAACGCCAGTTGTCACTTTTAACGGTGGCGAAATACGGGCTGTGATCAGCAGCAAGAAATTTGTTGTCAATATCCCGGCGTTGAATGGCGTATCTCGTGAACAATTAGCGGACTTCAAAGATGCGGTTAATATGATGGGGCGGCATCTTGCCTCTATTTTTGAAAAGCCTTTTTCACCGCGCGGTACAAAGACCGACCCTGATGAGCCAGAAATTATTCCGAACGCCAATTTGACGGTTGTATTTCGTATTTTCCCAAAAGATAGCCGTTATTCGTTGGCATTCACGCGCTATGCCGAAACCGGCAAAGTGCTCGGGTACTTAAAGGCAATGACTTTCAGCGATATCCCCAGTTTGGTGCAGGTCGGGTTTGTGGCAAATCTGGCGGCGAATTTGATGCGCAGTTATGAGGAAATGGAATGAACTGGGCGCAGGTAGAGAAGGACATGCGCAAGATCCGCGCTGAGAACGAAGTGAGTGTTGCGCTCAGGCGCGGCGCTTCGACATTGACTGCTCAGGCAATGCGGATCGAGATCACTGGCACACGCGGTTTTCAGGTGCAGAGTGATGCGGCACGCGAGGCACGGCAGGCAGTGGTGATCTTAGGCGAGAAAGATATGGACATTGCCCGCGAAGACCGATTTACAGTCAATGATGATGTGTACCGAGTGGTGTTTGTGCAACCTAACCGGCAGGCGTGTACGATCGCTGAAGCGGTGGTGGTGGAGTAACGATGGCAACTGGCTTTGAATGGGTTGTGGCACCGAGTGAACAATTGATTCCCAATATTGAAAAATATGGGCAGAAGGCGCTTGCGGCTGTGCAAGCGGCTGCCACATATTGGGGACAGTCCATTCAAGACCAGGCGCGATTGGGCGCAGTGTGGGAAGACCGCACCGGTAATGCCCGTGGCGGCTTGTTCTTTGCGGTGGATGGTTTTGGTTTGCAGACGATCACCGGTGAGGTGACTCCTGAAGCCAAAAGCGAAATGAAAGATACAAGCGTGGAAAGTGGCGATGCCAATACGTTGATCGTTACGCTGGGGCACACGGTCTTTTATGGCAAGTTTTTGGAATTATCAAACGGCGGTCGATACGCCATTGTGATGAGCACGATCGAGAAAAATCTCGGCGAGTTGGAAGCCCTCTTGCGAGACATATTCAGGTAAGGCGAAGGTCAAATCATGGTGACATTGCGAGATCGAATTCAGGCATTTATCAACCCCACTCCCAATACACGAGTAGAGGGAGGTGGTACTGCGCCAGTGATGGACGATACCCCGTATATGCGGTTCAAAGTAGATCGTGACCGCTTTTCGGTGGTGAGAGATGCGCGGACGATGTATGACGGCGATCCGCGGGTGGAAAAGATGCACCGCGATTATGCCCGCGATATTTTGCGCAATGGCTTCTTTGTGCGGACGGCTGACCAGCGGGCGTTGGAGA